TAACTATACAAAGTCCAGCCTCTCGGTACAAAGCCCACCACACCCAACCAATAACTATACAAACTAAAATTACCCCAAATTAGCCACGGCGGCTAAATCTGGAAACCCCCCGGGTAGGAGTCCCATACCTCCCGCACCAAAAATACCGTACACTCCGCGCATCACCGTTCACGGTTGCCTATGTACACGACTGTTATCGACACTGACATTCCGTTGGTGGACTTCCCGCCAACCTTCGAGGACCTCAAGGCCCGGGTCGATGCTGCCTTTGCCTCTCTCACAGAGCTGGGGTACGACGTGCAGGTCAGTGATGCCGACATCAAAGCGGCGACAGACATCGTGCAGGGGGCCAAAAAGCCCTCGGATGTGCTGCTCTCCTCTCCCGGGACGGTCGTGCATATCAAGGCGATCCTGTCGGAGTACGACAAAGCGGTCGTCGAGTCTGCTTCGCAGATACGAAACTTCGTTACGAACAAGCTGCTGCTTGAGACAGAGTCCCCGGACCCTCGTATCCGCATCAAGGCGCTGGAGCTGCTGGGCAAAATCAGCGATGTCGGCCTCTTCACGGAGAAAACCGAGATCACCATGCGTCATCGGCCGACCGAAGAGCTCGAGCAGATGCTCCGTGAACGCCTTACCAAGGTCATCGACGCGGAGACATACGTCCTGCCGCCCGAAAAGGACCCTATGCAGCCCTTGGACATCAGCACTGCGGACCTGACGCGCCATGATCGTGCATCGTCCTGACATCGAAACGCTCATTCGCAGCCTCTCGCCTGCGGAAATGGCCGACATGCTGGCCATGATGGACGAAATCGAGAGCCGCAAGCGCATCGAGGCAGCCAGACTCGACTTTTTGGCCTTCATTGCCCTCATGGACCGGACCTACAAGTTCGGATCGCACCTAAAACGGCTCGGCAGACTGCTGATGGACGTGGAAGTAGGCCAAAAAGACCGTATTGCGGTCAGTATGGCGCCCCGTTTTGGTAAGTCTCAGATGATTTCCATCTACTTCCCGGCGTGGTACCTCGGCAGAAACCCCGAGCACAAGGTCATTGTCGCGTCCCACACGGCTGATCTGGCCGTGGACATGGCACGGAAAGTGCGTAACCTCATGAAAACTGAGGAATACCGGCGGATTTTTCCGGATACGTCCGTCGCAGAGGATGCCAAGGCTGCCGGTAAGTGGAACACCAACAAAGGCGGTGAGTTTTTTGCCATTGGTGTCGGCGGCGCGCTGGCTGGACGGGGTGCACATCTGATCGTGGCCGACGATCCGCTGTCCGAGCAGGACATCAAGGCAGGCAACACAGCCTCACTGGACACTACCTATGAGTGGTTCCGTGCTGGCTTGCGCACGCGTCTGATGCCGGGAGGTCGTATATGTATCCTCCACACGCGCTGGCACATGCGGGACCTCATCGGCCGCTTGGTCAAAGACTCGGCGCTCACGCCAGACGCAGATCAGTATGAGGTGTTTGAGTTCCCGGCCATTCTCAACGAGGGCACCGAGAACGAGAAGTCTCTCTGGCCGGAGCAGTGGTCGCTTGAGTCGCTCCTGCGTACCAAGGCATCCATGCCGCTGTGGCAGTGGAATGCGCAGTACCAGCAGAACCCGACGGCTGCAGAGTCAGCCATCATCAAGCGCGAATGGATCAGGTGGTGGCCCCACCGGGACCCGCCGGCTGTCGACTTCATCATCCAGAGCTGGGACACGGCGTTGACCACCAAGGAGCGCTCGGACTGGTCTGTGTGCCAGACGTGGGGTGTGTGGACCGACGAGCAAACCGGTGCCAGCAACGTGATCCTGCTCAACAGCGCCAAGGGCAAGTGGGAGTTCCCCGACCTCAAGCAAGAAGCCCACGAGCAGTACCTGCAGTGGCAGCCCGACAGCGTGATTATCGAAGCCAAGGCCAGCGGGCAGCCGCTCATCGACGAGATGCGGCGCTCGGGTATCTTCGTGCAGGACTTCAGCCCGGGCAAGGGGCACGACAAGATTGCGCGACTCAACGCCGTGGCAGATATGTTCAGCGCTGGCCACGTGTGGTTCCCCGAGACGCCATGGGCGCAAGAAGTGGTCGAGGAATTGCTAGCGTTCCCGGCCGGGGAGCATGATGACCAGACTGACGCATTGACTCTGGCCCTGCGCCGCGCGCGTACTGGTGGTTTGTTGCGGCTCAACACTGACCGCGAGGATAATGAGTACTTTCCATCCATGCGCCGAAAGGGCGCGTACACTGTCTGAGGACACCACATGGCTATCGAAAAGAGTTTGTACGCCGCCCCCGCCGGCTTGATGATCGCAACCGAAGGGCAGGGCCCTCTGGAGATCGAGGTCGCACCTGACGAGCTGACCATCGACACAGGCGACGTGGAGATCGTGCTGGGTGCGGAGCCCAAGACCGGCGCAGAGGCGTTTGACGCCAACCTTGCCGAGTACATGGACGAGGGCGAGCTCAACTCGCTGGCCAATGACTTGCTCGATGACTTCGACAAGGACAACCACGACCGCGGCGAGTGGGCCAAGACCTACATCGAGGGGCTGAAGCTGCTGGGTCTGAAGTACGAGGACCGCACGGAGCCATGGGATGGCGCCTGCGGGGTGTTCCACCCCATGCTCACCGAGTCCGTGGTGCGCTTCCAGAGCGAGGCCATCACCGAGACTTTCCCCGCCGCGGGCCCGGTCAAGACTCAGATCGTCGGAAAGGAAACGCCGCAGAAGGTCGACGCCGCGACCCGCGTGCGCGAGGACATGAACTACCAGCTCACCGAGGTGATGCAGGAGTACCGCCCGGAGCACGAGAAGCTGCTGTGGAACCTGCCGCTGGCCGGCAGCGCGTTCAAGAAGGTGTACTACGACCCGAGCAAAGGTCGGCAGGTCTCGGTGTTCATCCCGGCCGAGGACATCGTCGTTCCTTATGGCGCCTCAAGTCTGGAGGCTGCAGAGCGAGTCACGCATGTGATGCGCAAGACCAAGAACGAGGTGACGCGCCTGCAGGCGGCGGGGTTCTACCGCGACGTGGACCTGTCCGACCCGACGGGCGTGCTCGATGACATCGAGAAGCAGAAAGCCGAAGAGCAGGGCATGTCGGCGACCAGCGACGACCGATACCGCGTGCTGGAGATGCACGTCGTGCTGGACCTCAAAGGCTACGAAGACAAGGACGAGAGCGGCGAGCCGACGGGCATCGCGCTGCCGTATGTGGTCACGATCGAGAAGAGCAGCGGCACGGTCCTCGCCATCCGCCGCAACTGGTACGAAGAGGACCCGCTCAAGCTCAAGCGCCAGCACTTCGTGCACTACCAATATGTGCCCGGGTTCGGCTTCTACGGCTACGGCCTGATCCATCTGATCGGTGGGTACGCCAAGTCGGCGACCATGTTGATCCGCCAGTTGGTGGACAGCGGCACGCTCGCAAACCTGCCCGGCGGCCTCAAAACTCGCGGCCTGCGCATCAAGGGCGACGACACTCCGATCGGGCCCGGTGAGTTCCGTGATGTCGACGTCCCGTCGGGCAGCATCCGCGACAACATCATGGCGCTGCCGTACAAAGAGCCGTCGCAGGTGCTGTACACCCTCTTCCAGAACATCGTGCAGGAAGGCCGGGCGTTCGCCTCCGCGGGCAACCTCAACGTCAGCGATATGTCCAGCCAAGCTCCGGTGGGCACCACGATGGCGCTGCTCGAGCGCATGCTCAAGATCATGACGGCGGTGCAGTCCCGGCTGCACTACGCGATGCGGCAAGAGTTCCGCCTGCTCAAGGGCATCATCGCCGACTACGCGCCGGAGGACTACAGCTACGAGCCCGAGGAAGGCAGCCGCGCAGCGCGCCGCAGCGACTATGAGATGGTCGAGGTGACGCCGGTCAGCGATCCGAACGCGGCCACGATGGCCCAGAAGATCGTGCAGTACCAAGCCGTGCTGCAGCTGGCCCAAGGCGCTCCGCAGCTGTACAACCTGCCCCTGCTGCACCGCCAGATGATCGAGGTGCTGGGCATCAAGAACGCGAGCAAGCTGGTGCCGATCGAGGACGACCAGAAGCCGATCGACCCCATTCAGGAGAACATGAACCTGTTGATGGGCAAGCCGGTCAAGGCGTTCATTGAGCAGGACCACGCCGCGCACATCGCCGTGCACATGGCGGCGATGCAGGACCCCAAGATGGCCAAGCTGGTCGGCCAGAACCCGATGGCGCAGCAGATTCAGGCAGCGGCCATGGCACACCTGAACGAGCACATCGCCTTCGAGTACCGCAAGCAGATCGAAGAGCAGCTGGGCCTGCCCCTGCCCACTGAAGAAGAGACCGAGAAGATGCCGGCGGACGTGGCGGCCAAGGTCGCTCAGATGGCGGCGCAAGCTGCGCAGCGCCTGCTGCAGAAGAATCAGGCTGAGGCTGCCCAGCAGCAAGCTCAGCAACAGATGCAGGACCCGGTGCTCCAGCTGCAGATGCAGGAGATGCAGATCAAGGCCAAAGAGGTAGAGATCAAGGAGAAGAAGCTCCAAGCAGACTCCGCAGCGGAAGCCGACCGTCTGGAGATCGAGCGCGAGCGACTGGCGGTGCAGGAGCGCATCGCCGGCCTGCAGATCGGCGCCAAACTTCAGGCTGACCGCGAGAAGCGGGCCTCGTCGGAGCAGATTGAGGGGGTTCGCATCGGGGCCCAGATCGCCCAGAGCCGTCAACAGCCGAAGCCGGCGCCCAAGGAGCAGTGATGGACCGCCTCTCGCAACACATCCTCAAGGAAATCGCTGCCGAAAGGCAGCAGTACGAGCGTGCCCTGCTGGACGGGCACGCCAAAGATTTTGCGGAGTACCGCAATACCGCAGGTGTCATCCGGGGTCTGACACAGGCGGAGTACATCATCAAAGACCTCGTGCAAAAACTGGAGAAACTCGATGAGTGAAGTCAACCCGGCGCTGGCCGTGGACCTGTCCAAGCTGGTGAAAGCGACCGCGGAGGAGAAAGCCAAGCAGCTGCCCGATCCGTCGACCTACCACCTGTTGTGCATGGTGCCCAAGGCGGAAGAAAAGTTTGACAGCGGCCTTATCAAGGCCGACAAGACCGCGGAGTACGAAGAGCTGCTGACCTCGGTGCTGTTTGTGGCCAAGATTGGCCCGGACGCATTCAAGGACGAGAAGCGCTTCCCCTCTGGCCCGTCTTGCAAAGTGGGTGACTTCGTGATCGTGCGGCCGAACTCCGGCACGCGTCTGAAGATTCACGGCACTGAATGGCGCATCATCAACGATGACAGTGTCGAAGCAACCGTGCAGGACCCGCGCGGCATTCAACGCGCTAGTTAAGGAGTAAGTCATGACGTTCAAAGGTGAAGGTTACAAGTTTCCTGATGAGCAGGACGCAGAAATCAAGGATGAATCCGCTGAGGAGAAGTTCGAGATCGAGGTCGTAGACGACACGCCGGAAGAGGACCGCGGTCGCCAGCCGGCGGAGCCGCCGGAGGAAGTCAGCGAGGATGAGCTATCCGCGTACGACGAGAAAGTCCAGAAGCGCATCAAGAAGTTCACTCGGGGGTACCACGACGAGCGCCGTGCCAAAGAGCAGGCCCTGCGTGAGCGCGAGGCAGCTGAAGCGCTGGCTCGTCAGGTGCTGGAGGAGAACAAGAAGTTGCAGGAGCAGCTGGCTTCTGGCAGCAAGATGTACATTGAGCAAGCTCAGCAGTCGGCCGAAGTCGAGCTGAACGCTGCCAAGCGCGCATACCGTGAGGCTTATGAGTCTGGTGATGCTGACCAGATTGTGGCCGCGCAGGAGGCGATTGCGAAAGCGACACTGAAGTTGGACAAGGCTACGACCATGAAGCCTTTACAAGTTCAGGAAAAAGATGTACAACTACAGCCACAACCTCGTGTTGACCCTCGTGTAGCCGAATGGCAGCGAAACAACACGTGGTTTGGTAAGAACCGCACCATGACCGCATTCGCCCTCGGGTTGCACGCGGAACTGGTGGAAGAGCGGGGCATCGACCCGAGCTCTGACCGGTACTACCAAGAGATTGACCGCACGATGCGGTCGAAATTCCCCGAAGCATTCGGGAGCTCTGATGATCCGGTTGAGGAAGAAACCCCTCGCCGTGCCAAACCGGCTACTGTTGTGGCACCCGCTGCACGTAGCACCCCGCCTAACCGCATTCGGTTGACGGCATCACAGGTCGCCATTGCCAAACGCCTTGGTGTACCGCTGGAACTGTATGCGAAACAGGTTGCAAGTCTGAAGGATGGAACTCAAAATGGCTGAAGCTCAAACTCGAACCCCCCGCGAACTGGAATCCCGCGAACGCAGTGCCCGGCCCGCCGCATGGCGCCCCCCGGAAACCCTGCCGATGCCTGATCCGCGCCCGGGCTGGGTGCACCGATACATCCGTATCAGCACCATGGGCACCGCCGATCCGAGCAACATCTCTTCCAAGCTGCGCGAAGGCTACGAGCCTTGCCGTGCGGTTGACTACCCGGAGCTCATGCTCCACGCCACCACGGACGAACGCTTCAAAGGCGGTATCGAAATTGGTGGTCTGTTGCTCTGCCGCATCCCCGAAGAGTTCGTCAAACAACGTGAGGCGTACTACAACGGGCTGAACAAGTCCCAAGTGGAGTCGGTGGACAACAACTTCCTTCGGGAAAACGACCCTCGCATGCCGCTCTTCTCGGAGAAGCGCTCGAAGGTTACTTTTGGCACTGGTTCTTAATCCTCTCTAGGAGAAACAAATGGCTTCTGTAGCTTCCCCCTACGGGCTCAAGCCGGTCAATCTGATCGGCGGCCAGCCCTATGCTGGCTCCTTCCGCGAGATCAAGCTGTCGACCAACAACTCGGCTGCCATCTTTGCGGGCGATGTCATCCAGCTGACCTCGGCTGGCAACCCCCAAGCCCTGTCGGCTACCATCACCACCGGCACCACTGCCGGCGTGATCGGTGTGTGCGTCGGCGTGCGTTACGTCAACCCGGCCACCAAGCAGTCCAACTGGGCTCAGTACCTGCCGGCCAACGCCATCACTGGCGGCTACACCGACGTGTACATCCGCGTTGTGGATGATCCGGACGCCGTCTTCCAAATCCAAGGTTCGGCTGCTTTTGGCACCCTGACCAACGGTGCGGATGGCGCGATCGGCAAGAACGCTGCGCTGGGCAACTTCAGCGCTGGCAGCACCGCTACCGGCAACTCTGGTGTGAACCTTGTGGTTGGCGCCAACGGCGGCTCGCTGGCCAACACCGCTACTCTGGCGATGCGAATCGTCGGCGTGGTCCAAGAAACCGCCTCGGATACTTACCCGGAAATTCTGGTGAAGTTCAACCACGGCGCCCACTCGTACTACTTCGCCACTGGCGTCTAAGGAGCTGAACCATGGCTATTTCTCGTTCCCAACTTCTCAAGGAACTGCTCCCCGGCCTGAACGCCCTGTTCGGTCTGGAGTACGCTCGCTACGCCGAGCAGCACAAGGAAATCTACGAGATCGAGAGCTCCGAGCGCTCGTTCGAGGAAGAGACCAAGCTGTCTGGCTTTGGCGCCGCCCCGGTGAAAGCCGAAGGCGCTGCGATCCGCTACGACGACGCGCAGGAAGCATGGACCGCTCGCTACACCCACGAGACCATCTCGATGGGCTTTGCAATCACGCAAGAAGCCGTAGAGGACAACCTGTACGACAGCCTGTCGGCCCGCTACACCAAGGCTCTGGCCCGCGCCATGGCCTACACCAAGCAGGTCAAGGCAGCTGCTGTGCTGAACAACGGCTTCAATTCGGCGGTCACCTATGGTGATGGCAAGACTCTGTTCGCTACTGACCACCCGCTGGTTGGCGGGGGCACCAACAGCAACCGTCCGTCTTCGGGTGTGGACCTGAACGAGACCTCGCTGGAAGCGGCCATTGTCCAAATCCAGCAGTGGAAGGACGAGCGTGGTCTGCTGATCGCTGCTAAGCCGGTCAAGCTGGTTGTGCCGCCGGCCCTGCAGTTCGTGGCTGAGCGTCTGATGAAGACCCAGCTGCGTGTGGGTACCTCGGACAACGACATCAACGCGGTGGTCTCGATGGGTGCGGTTCCCGGTGGCTACACCGTGAACAACTTCCTGACGGACAGCAACGCTTGGTTCGTCAAGACGGACGTTCCGAACGGTCTGAAGCACTTTGTGCGCAAAGGCATGGAAACCGGTATGGACGTCGATTTTGACACCGGTAACAGCAGGTACCGCGCGCGAGAGCGGTACGTGTTTGGGGCCAGTGACCCGCTTGGTATGTGGGGTTCGCCCGGCGCTTGACGCTAACGCCTTGGTCTTCAAGGGAAAAAGGGGCTTCGGCCCCTTTTTTATTGTTCTTGCCGATCCGCGGCCCGATCGAAGGCTAAGAAGGAAAATTACATAGTTCTTGCAAGTCCGCGTCCATTGAGGTACACTGTAGGTCCCACTTCAGGAGCCACATATGTTTTATGTCTATGTATACAAAGACCCCCGCCCAACTAAAAACTTGCAGGTCGTGTACGTCGGTAAGGGGAACGGAGACCGTATGTATGTTCATTGGCGCAAACGCGTGCATAACAACAAAGGTTTTGGGGCGCTCCTTGCATTGTTGCGAAAGACTGGGCTGGAGCCTGTTATTGAAAAAGTGGCGGAGTACGCGGACGAAGCGGAAGCTTTCGCCGAGGAGATGCGCCTGATTGCTGTGTACGGCCGAAGAGACCTAAAGACCGGCACGCTTTTTAATCTTACCGACGGCGGGGAAGGCACCATCGGGGCTATCCGAACCGATGAGTGGCGCGACAGTATCAGAGCCGCCCACATGGCTCCTAGCTATGCTGCCGAGAACTCTGCACGCATGAAAGCGCTGTGGGCGACGCCCGAATACCGCAGTCGTGTAGTAGAAAAAATTCGTGCCGCACTGAAAGACCCTGATGTGCATGCTCGCCGCGAAAATGCAAAAGCGGTAGCGATGCAGACTCCTGAGTTTCGTGAAGCTATGCGCAACGCGGCGAACGCTAACTGGGCGGATACGGCGTATGTAGCTAAAGTAGTTGAAGGGCAGCGAAAGGTACAAGGCACCCCAGAAGCTAGAGCGCGGAAGTCCACAAATAGTGCCGCTGGTTGGGCGGATGCGGAAGTTCGGCATAAGCGGCAGAAGGGCATCAAGGAGGCGCGAAGTAGTGAAGTGTCGCGGGCTAAAACCTCTGCGCAAGTAAAGGCTAGGTGGAGTGATCCCGAGTACGCTCAGAAACAAGCTACGTTCAACAAAGAGATGGCCGGCCGACCAGAAGTTCGAGCGGCAAAGGCTGCCGCGGCCAAAGCCTTATGGGCGGACCCGGAGTGGAAGGCAAAAATGATGGAGGCCCGCAAGGCGAAGAAACTTGCAGCCGCGCGCAGCAGCTGACATAATGGGGCACCCGGACTCAACCTAGCGCTGCAGACCGACCGGGCGGACCTCATGCAGACTGTAGCGCGCAACGCATGATTGGAACTTCTATGGCTACCACTACGTTCAGCGGCCCGATCAAGGCCGGCACCGTCCGCGAAAACTCCGGCATCAACGTCGGCAACGTGGTTCTGTCCCAGTCGTACGACTCGGGCGATCTGACCGGCGACGAGACCGGCAACTACGACGTGCAGCTGGGCACTCTGCCTGCTGGCTCGCAGATCGTGGACATCGTGGTGGATCAGGTGGTGGCTGCTACGGACGGCACGACCACGGTCTCCGTGGGTACGGCTTCGGGCGGTGCTCAGCTGATGGCTGGTGTGGCCACGACGGCTGGTGGCCGTTTCCGCGGCACGGCTACTGCTGCTACGCAGCTGGCTTGGCAGATCGGCACTTCCGATCAGGCTGTGTGGGTGCGCAACGTGGTGGGTACCGGCACGCTGACCGCTGGCCGCTTCATTGTGACCGTCCTGTACGTCCAGAAGTGAGGCTGACATGAAAGGCGCCAAGTACACGCCGCCGGAGCCGGCACCGGCTCCCGCCAAGAAGACCCCTAAGCCCAAGGAGTAAGCCATGGTTGCACCAGCATACCGCACCGCGGATGCGACGGTCTCGGCCTACGAGGCTACTGCGGTCACTCTGAGCGACTCCACGGAGTTGGCGCCCACTCGGGCGCTGTACATCGGCGGCGCGGGTAACCTGAAGGTCACGATGGCCTACGGCACGGAGGTGACGTTCTCCGGCTTGAACGCGGGGTCCATCTTGCCTATTCAGGTGACCAAGTGCTGGTCGACGGGCTCGACCGCGACGAACGTCGTCGCTCTCTACTAAGGCCCTCCGGGGCCTTTTTGATATGCAGCTGACCTCCCTGTCCCTTGCCCTCACCCGTGCGGGGTTCCTGTCGTTCTCTCCTGCTAGCTTGTTCGCCAACAGCGAACCCGGCGTTTGGTACGACCCGAGCGACTTCTCGACGATGTTCCAAGACCGCGCAGGCACCACGCCCGTCACTGCGGTGGAGCAGCCTGTCGGGTTGATCTTGGACAAGAGCAAGGGGTTGGTGCTGGGGCCGGAGCTGGTTGATACGGCTAACAGCGCTTCAGCGTGGACACCTTATGGATCAAACACTGTCACTGATGACGACAGTGCCGTAAAGATTACCTTCGTTGGAGGCACTGATTCTGCATTCGGTGCTTTCGCAAATTTGAACGCTGCCGGCGTTCTTTCTCAGAACCTGACAGCTAATAGCTGGTACGAGATTTCTTTTTTAGCACGTGTTAACTCCGGGAGCAGTATTGATTTTGGTATCAGGAACGGAAGTACCACCCCGTCAATAGCAACT